ATGTGGTTTACATCACGCATCGATCGAAGAATTTCTCAGTCTACAAACTCGAGCGCTTTGGGCCGCTGAACTGGCAGCTGGTGGCGGTGAACTTTCTTGGCGGTCCATTCGCTGCGGCCAACCCGGGAACCAATCCTGTCGTTTTCGCTTCGGCTCAGACCGGAGCAGTAACGCTCTATGCGTCGGTCAATACGGCGGCGAATCAGGGACCGAATATCTTCGATCCCGACCAGAACGGCGACCTCGTGGGTTCGCTCTTTCAACTGACGCAGTGGAATATTCGCGAGGTCAAGCCGTGGGAACCTGGAGCGACGATTAATGTTCGAGGCGCGCTGCGCCGCTACAACGGAGTGACGTATGAAGCCGTTGATGGCGACGGCAATATACCTTGGACGACCGGCAGTGTGCCGCCGACGCATAGTCAGGGCGTGGCGTGGGACACCGGCAAGGCGCCCGGAGCTGCAACCGGACACGGCGTCTTGTGGTCATACCGCGACGACGGAGAAGGCTTCGCGCAGATAACGGGAGTCGGTACTTCGTCACCACCTGGCACCGTCGTTAACATCACCAGCATTACGCAAGGCAACCCTCCCGTAGTTACCACCTCGCCCGCGATGGGAATTGGAAACGGCACCTCGGTTTTCATTACCGGCGTGGTGGGCATGACTGAGGTCAATGATCAATGGTTCGTTGTCGCCGGGGTGGCGGGTGCAAGCTTTCACCTTCAGCAGTCGAAATCGCAGAACGGTATTGCAAGCGCGCCGGTCAACGTCAATGCGACCGCTTACGGCGCATATCAAAGCGGTGGAACCGCAGATGATCGAGTGTATACATGCTCGGCCAATGTGATCACCCAGACCCAGGCCGGAACGGTGAATCGACTGCCAGCCTCGGTCGTGGGTAGTCAGAACGCGACGCCGAACTGGGCTTATGGCGCGTGGAACAATCGTGACGGATATCCGGCTTGTGTGACCTTTACGCGCGGGCGTCTGGCGTTCGCTCGACGCGGTGATGTCGAGATCAGCGTCTCGCAAGACTTCGAGAACTTCGCCGCGAAGACTCCTCAGGGCGTGATCACGCCGGACATGGCGCTTTCGCTCACGTTGCCCATTCAGGATGACATCGTATGGTTGGCGGACGGTCGCGTAATTCTGGCCGGCACCGAGTCGTCGGAACAGATCATCGAAGAGATCAATACGGGGCAGGCCTTCGGACCGGCGAATGTGAAGACTCAGACGGCGACCGCTTACGGCTCCGCGACCTGCCCAGGGTTAATCATCGGCCAATACGTGATCTTCGTTCAGACTTCGGGCCGCGTGCTGCGCGCCATTCGATACAACTTCTATATCGACAATTACGATGGGCCGAATTTGAGCGTCATGGCCGATGAGATCGCTCTGCCGATAACGCAATTCATTCAATTCGATTATCAGAAGGAACCTGATTCAGTTATCTGGGCGATTCGTTCTGACGGTCAGTTGACGGGGCTGACCTTCAAAATCGAGAGCCAGGGCATCGGCATCGACGAAGAGCGCGTGATCGGCTGGCATGAGCATCCGCTGAATGGCGCAGTCGAGTCCGTCGCCACGATCCCATCTGCTGATGGCAGTCAGGACGACGTGTGGATGATCATTCGGCGGACCATCGAGGGTCAGACGCGCCGCTATGTGGAATACCTCGCGACCCATTATTTCACCGGCCAGGATGTAAAGACTCAGGCCATCTACGTCGATTCCGCCGCGCAATTCAATCTGGGCGTGCCCATGCAGACAGTGGTTCCCGGGCTCCTGCGGCTCGAGGGCCAGACTGTCAAGGTGATGACCGACGGTGCTCAGCACGCAGACTGCGTAGTTTCGAGCGCTGGGCAGATAACGCTCAATTGGCCAGCTCAACACGTAACGGTCGGCCTCGGCTACGCGTCACTCGTGGCCTCGATGCCGATCGAAGCTCCGCTGCCGGATGGGACCGCGATCTCGAAGATAAAACGCGTATCCGGCCTAAGAATCCGGTTTCGAAACACCATCGGTGGGCAGGTCGGCTATATCGACGACGACGGCGATCCGCGAACTGACGACGACCAGCCGACGTACGACGTGATCGATATGCGGACGCCATACGACGACTACAATAATCCGCCGCCGATTTTTAACGGCTTCTGGCCTCGCGACAAGAAAGTAATGTCCTTTCCGGCAGGCTTCCAGCAGGCGGCGAAGATCAGCTACCGGACCGATACGGTATTTCCGGCGACGGTGGTCGGCATCTATCCGATCCTCGAGACGACGGAGACATGATCATCGAAATCTTAAAGCGCGAGCATCTCGAGCGCTTGCACTGGCAAGGCGTTGCTGCGGCAGGTTGGATACTTGGCAAACCTGGATATGTCGAAGCGCTGATGGAACATCCGGCCTTCGTGGGCATCGTTCCCGAGGGTGTGATTACGGCCGTCGGGATGGTCGAGCAGAATCCCGGAAACTTCCGCTGTTGGTGCGTTTCGGACGATCGACTACTGAGTCGGCACTTCCTCGTGGTCAATCACGAGATCATCAAGTTCTTTCGCGAGTCGAAGGCGCGCCGGATCGAAACCGTGGTTCAGGCCGACAACGCAGCCGGCCATCGCTGGGTGCAGCGGATTTTAGGCTTCGGTAACGGGTTTCCCATGCAGGCATTCAACGAAGACGGCACCGCGTGGCTGTACGAGAGGATTCAAGGCTAGTGGACCCGATAACAGCTGGGATTGGAGCAATGGCGATCGGCGGTGCGGCATCGTCGATGATGCAAGGCTTGGCGGGTTTTCAGCAAGGGCGAGCCGAGAAAGAGACGGCGCAATATAACGCAGCGGCGCTGATGCAGCAGGGCACGCAGGCGCAGCAAGCGGCGACGGCAACTGAAGCGCAGCAGTTGCGCAAGTCGCAGGGCGAGCTGGGCGAACAGGCAGCAGCCTTCGGGCAGGCGAACATCGGGACTGGACGGACAGTGCAAGGAATCGAGCGGCAGTCAGCAACCGATGCCCGATTGGCAGCGCTCAATATCTGGTACGGCGGCAGAGTCCAGGGGATAGAAGCTCTGAACGAGGCTCGGCTCCAGGAATACAAGGGCCAGATAGCCAGCCATGCGGGCACTATGGCGTTGATTAGCGGTGGCATCGGGGCAGCAACCTCGCTGGCCGGAGGCGGAATGCAGCAGGCTCAGTATGCGAAGACCGGCGTAATTCCGACGTTCTGATCATGGCCGGCACGTTCACAACTCGAGTAACGATCCCGCAGGTCCAGCCCGAGGTCGGCGGCGTTGCTACATATCGGGCGCCGCTCGCGACCGCACCCGATGTCAGCACCGGCCTCAAGGAAGGTGCGCAGCAGATCGCCCAGGCCAGCTCGGAATTCGGCAAGATGCTCGTTGAGCAGGGCCGCCACCAGCAGATCATCGATTCAGCCGGCGCCGAAGAAAATATTAAAGATCAGTTCAATCAGATTCGTGTCGATGCGCGCCAGCTGCCCGGGAATCAACAGGCCCAATACGTCAAGGACCAGACGACCGCGGTCGGCAAGCAGATGCTTGAAGACCCAGCCAATGCGCACATTCGCGGATATCTCGGCACGCGGATTCCGCAGCTCCAGGGTGTCGTTCTCGACGACGCGCGGCTCTATGGCGCCGAGCAGACGATGCGCGACCAGAAGGCGCAGAACGACCGACTCGACCAGAAGGTGGCTGCGAACGACGTAGCTGGCAGTTATGTTGTCGGGCCGGATGGCAAGGTCATCGACAACCCTAAAGGTACGGCTGGACCGGCGCGCCAGCAGGTTTATGGGCGTTACGACGCAATGTTCCCGCAGAACCCGATTATGGCGGGAGCGCTCAAACACGACTTTGATATCAAGGCGACGGAGGCGCGCGCGCAATACATCGCGCGAAATCCCGACGCCGCCCATCCGGATTTGCTCAACAACTTCATCGAGCAGAATCGGGACGTGATCACACCCCAGATGGAAACCGAATTGCACAACGCGCAGACCGCTGCGGTCAACGAACCGATGCGCCAGCAGGAAGCGGGATGGACCGCCCTTCGAGCGTCCTCGATTCAATATCAGCAAGACTTCATTGCGAAGAACGGCCATCCCGATATGGCGCGTCTCGAAAAAGATGCGCAGTGGAAACGGATTCAACCCGAGGACTATCAGCGGTTCAGTGGCCAGCAGTACGTCGAGCCGACGCCCAAGGGGACGCTAGACGCCTTCGACACCGCGATCGCGGGCGCGAAATCGGAAGACGATATCGATGCGATTCGGTTTGGGATCGAGAGTTCGGCGGCGAACAAGACGATGAACGGGCGAGACGTTCCAGCACTCAATGTCAAATTGCAGGAAAAGCTTCGTCACCTTCGCACGGAGGCGGGGCCGGCCGATGTTACTGCGAGTGGTGGCCTTGAGGATTACTACACGCCGAACGCGAACGAACGCCTTAGGCTCGGAGGGACAGGAGGACTTGCGGAGTTCGAGAGCGCGAAGAAGAAGGCGCTGACGATATACAAATCCATGACCTTCGGGCATCCGACCGACCCGGAGGCGTACACCAAGGCCGCCGAGGCAGCGAAGAAGGCAGTTCCGCGACCGACGGTGGAAGGAATCTACGGGGAACTTCGCAATCCGGGCGCGGCAGCGAAGCCGGCGGCACCAGCGCCGCCGAAACCAGCAGCGGTGCCGAAACCACTGGCGAGCTATAACGATGACCAGTTCCGTCGCATAGCCGCATACGTCAGGGCTCATCCTGAGGCGCTGGCATAATGGCCGACCCTTCGACATCGGTAGACCAGGCGTACATAGCGCGGCAGAGCGATCTCCAGGATATTGGGCTCGGCCGTTCGGTCGCCCAGACCCATCCGGACGTGGCTGCGAGCATAGCCGGACCACCGGCGCAGCAAACGCCCGCGCAGGTAATAGCGCCGGCCACAACGCCTTCGGGTCAGCCTGACCTGCATCCGAACCGGATGCCCGGGGAAACCTTTCCCGAGGAGATGTACACGCCCGAGGAGCGTGCTGGCGCGGCCGGCGGTGCGATCACCGGCCTCGACCGTCAGAAGCTCGAGCAGGAAGTCGGACCGACCGCAGCGAAGGTCATAGGAGCCGTCTACGACTACGCGATACCGGCATTGCTGGCGGTCCAGGGCGGTCGATTGGCCTTCGGTGCGGCTCAGCGTTACGCCGCGACGGGCGCCCTCGAGAGTGCAACGGCTGCCGCTGCCAGGACGGCGCCGGAAGCTGCGTTGCCTGCGGGCACGGTACTGGATGCCGCAGGTAAACCAGTAACGGCCGCTGCCGCAGGCGGTGGGGGCGCTGAGGGAGCGGTAGGTGAGGCGGGTGCGCCTCCATCGCCTCCGGGAACGATTCTGGACGCCACTGGGAAGCCGATAGTCGCGCCAGCAGCGGAAACTCCAGCTCCGGCTGCTCCGGCTGCGGAAACGCCGGCCGAAGTCGTTTCACCAGCAGCGCCGCAGTTTCCGATCTCGGCAGAAGACGCCAGCAAACAAGGCTTTGTCTATCACGGCGTCACAAAAGAACAGAACATTTCTCAAATTCAGCAAGAGGGCCTGAAGGGTGGTTGGTTTTCGGAGAAACCATTCGAAGGTGCTGGACCTTATATCGCCGTAAAGAAAACCGATCTGCCTGAATTAATGAATCCGGCAAAGCCGGGGGAGTCATTAGTTCCGGACTGGGCAGGGAAAAGAACCGCCCTGAGTGAGCCAGCAGAGCCGATCCCAGCTGACAAGATTTTTCATGCTGACGCAGAGGGGAACATTCTTGGTTCTTTATCGCCGGAAGCTGCGGGCGCAGGCGTACCACCGGGAGGCGCGCCGCCAGCGGCACCCCTACCGCCGCCAACCACGCCTGCGGGTGCGGCGCAAAGCCTCGCGCAGCGCCAGCTAGATAACTTGAAGGCGGTTCGCACCGGCAAGGCCACGATGGAAGAGTTCGGCGCGCCCGAGGCCGCCACGGTAGTGCCGGAGCAACTCACCCTCCAGGAATCGCAGGCGCTGCGGCAGAACCTCGAGTCCTACTACGCGCAGGGCAAGGAACCACCACAACTAGCAGCCCATGTGCAGGCGTTGGCCACAACTTATCAACAGGAAAATGAGGGCATACACGCGCTCAACCTTGACATTCGGAGGCGTGCTGCGGCCGGCGAGGACGTTACCGAAGACCTGAATCAATTGGTGAACCGCTTTAGCGCGATGGCCGAAAACTACTCGACGCTGGCCGGCACGCGCTCCGACGTCGGCCGCTCGCTCGAGATTCTGAATCCGAATAAACCAGGCAACGCATTCGTCGCCGCGACCTCGCGTCTGGCCCAGCAGCTGGGAATCGAAAACGATCCACGGCAGCTATCGGACCTTCTGAGCAATCTTTCACCTGAACAGTTCTCGCGCGTCGGTCGTGAGATGTCCGAAGACATCAGCCTCGGGCGCTCGATGTATAACGCTTTCCACGAGTATTACGTCGATAACCTGCTCTCGAATGCGGGCCGGACGACGAGTCGGATCGGGCTGTCGAATTTGATCAATGTGGCGTTTCTTGAGCTGCCGACGCGCGCGATCCAATCCATAATACCGGGATCAGGTGTCGAGTTCGGCGAGCCGGCAGCGGGCATCCAGGGCTTAGTGGATGGCTTCTGGCACGCCGCAGACGTTGGACTCGAGTCGGCCAGACAGGACCGCCAGCTTTCTCAGATTGAGGGCGGCACTATGCCGGAGGGCGATCCGTGGGGTCCGCGCAGGAGCATCTCGAGCGCGGCCTTCGGGCTCGGCAACGTCGATCCGGCGACTGGCTCATGGGAAGCCTCGGGCATCGGCAAGGGCGTCGATTTCCTCGGCAACGTCCTGCGTCTTTCTGGGCGGGCCATAACCGGCGTCCACCAGTTCGGTCATTCGATGGCCTACTCGATGGCGAAGCATATGGCCGCGTGGGGCGAGGCGATGGATACGGCGCGCGCGGAGGGTCTGAGCGGTTCAGAAGGCTATGCGCGCGCGCAAGAGGCCTATCAGGACTTGCTCCAGAACACGCCGGCCGAGCTGCGTCTCAACGCCTCCAAGGAAGCCGACACCATGACCTTCGTGAACAAACTCGAGGGACCGGCCGCAGACGTTCAGGCAGTCTTTAAGTATCCGGTCTTGAAACAGCTGATGCCGTTCTTTCGAGTTGCCTACAACGTCAAGATGGCGGGCCTGAATCTTACGCCGGGAGTGAACCTCCTGACTCAAGCGCCCGATCTTCTTTGGGGCTCGGCCGGAGAACGTTCGGCTGCGAGTGCGCGCATCGCTATGGGCGCCATGTTCAGCATCGCCATTGCCCACGAATTTCATCAAGGCAATCTGGAGCTGGACAAATACGGGTCGCCCAAAATCCGCATCGGCGATCGCCTGATTTCGGTTCCTCCACCGTTGGACGTTCCGATCGGCACGGTCGGCAACTATTTGCAGAACGTAGCCGCGACTCCTCCCGGTCCCGGATTCACCGGACCGACCCTAATTCAAAAAGCCAGTGCTTACGCGCGCGCTCTCGGGTCTTCTCTCGCGAACGATTCGATCGTCCAGTCTCTGGTGAATCTCAAAAAGCTTTGGGTCGATGTCGCTGACGGCAAGGAAAAGGCGCTCGAGCAGTACGGTGGAGAACAATTATCCGGACTAGTCCCGTTCTCGGCGCTTCAGAAGGGCGTCGCGCTCAGCACCGATCCGTATAAGCGCAATCCGCAGACTGTGCTCGATGAAATCATGACCGGAATTCCCGGACAGTCGGAGCGGGTCGAACCGCAGGTGGACATTTTCAATAAGCCGGTGCCGAATCCGACCCTCGGCTTTCCCGAGCGGCTCATCTATCCGGTGAACGTGACGAAACTTCAGAACGACCCAATCGCCAACGAGATTGCCCGACTCGACATCAAGGCGCCCTATCCGCCGTCCTATCTCACTCGCGAGCAGGCCGCTCAATGGTCCGCCGATCGCGCGCAGGGGTTGCATGACCAATTAAGCGCTTTCATCAACAGTCCGACTTATCGGCAGATACCCGACCAATTCGAGAGGGACCAATTCAACAAGGCCCGCATCGAATCAATGATTGCCGCACATACGAACATCGCAAATAAACTGCTGCTGGCCGACCCGAAGCTATCTCAATTAATTATCGATCACGGTCTGGCAGTGAAGGGGTTGCAGCAACAAACCAGTCAGCAGGCGGCGTTAGCCCATATATTCGGTGTCCAGGGTCCGGCCGGCACGGTAGTGCCGCCGATAGTGCAGCCCGATGAGAGTGCAGCCCAATGAATAAAAAGCGGCCATCGATTCCACCGTTGCTCCAGTTCAACTGGTATCCGCCCGGGCCGGTCTGCGAGCGCTTCGTCGCTTCTGACGCCCTTGTCTGCGGCATCCGTGGTCCGTTCGGGTCAGGCAAGTCGGTCGCCTGCATTGCCAAGCTGTTGCGCAATTTCACCCAGCAGAAGCCTGGGCCGGATGGTGTCGTACGCCGGCGCACCGCGATCGTGCGCAACACCTATGGTGAGCTTTCGACGACGACCATCAAGACCTGGCACGCCTGGATTCCGCGAACCGTTGGCCATTTCATCGAGCGCGCGCCGCCGACGCATACGATTATCGCGAACGACTCGAGCGGTCGCCCAGTTGTCGAGTGGGAAGTCTTGTTTCTCGCTCTCGATCGACCGCCCGACGTGGCGAAGCTGCTTTCGATGGACCTCTCGGACGCTTGGATAAACGAGGCGCGCGAGCTTCCGAAAGCGGTTCTGGATGGCCTGACGGGTCGCGTCGGTCGCTATCCACAGACGGTTCGAAACGCGGAGGGCAAGGTCACGCATGGCTGCGCGGCGCCGCAGATCGTCATGGACACTAACCCGCCCGATACCGATCACTGGTGGGCCAAGATGGCCGACTTTGCCGATCCCGAGACGCTCGATAAGAACCGGGAGATCGCGGAGCTGCTTCACAACCTCGGCACCTTGAGAACTGACCAGAAGCTCGACGAATTCTTTTCCCAGCCATCGGGTCGAGGTCAGCTAGGCGCGGAAAACATCGGCAACCTTCCAGCCGGCTATTACGAACGCCTCATGGCCGACAAGTCGGCCGAATGGATCAAGGTCTACGTCGACGGTGACTATGGCTTCGTCCAGGAAGGCAAAGCGGTCTATCCCGAGTATCGCGATTCCACCCATTGCCGCGAATTTGTACTTAATCGGCACCTTCCGATGTACGTCGGCATCGACTTCGGGTTGACGCCGGCCGCGGTCTTTGGCCAGCGGACGCCGATGGGCGCGTGGCGGATTCATTCCGAGTTCGTCACCGAAGACATGGGGGCGTTACGATTCGGCCAGATGCTCGGCCAGATAATGCGCGAGCGCTATGCGGGCATGACCTTCGCAGCCATCACCGGGGATCCGGCGGGCGAAGGCCGCGCCCAGACCGACGAAACGACACCCTTCGAGATGCTGCGCGTTTCGGGCATCGTCGCGTATCCAGCGCCGACTAACGATTACTCGAAGCGGCGGGAAACCTTCGCGTTCTTCCTCAACCGTATGATCGAAGGCGATCCGGGGATGCTGGTTCATCCGAAGTGTCAGCGCCTCCGGAAAGCATTGGCGGGTGCGTATCACTATCGGCGGATGGCTATCGTTGGCGAGGAGCGCTACCACGATCAGCCGGTCAAGGACATGGCGAGCCACGTGGCGGAAGCGGGCCAGTATCTTCTCTTGGGGGCTGGCGAAGCGCGGACGGTCCTGCGCGCCAGTCCCGAGCTCCGAAACCGGCGAGCGGCATTCGCCGACTTCGAAACCAATCCATTCGCGAGGTAAGCCGATGTCAGTTCCAGCCGAATCGATTCGAATCAGCTATACCGGCACCGGCACCGAAGCGAATTTCGGGGTGCCGTTTTATGTCATTGCCCCAAGTGACATCGAGGTTGTGGTCGGAGGCGTGACTATGGTCTTGGGCGGCGACTATACGTTTTCGGGATTGCTCGATCCCAAGCTGAATGTCTATGCGACTGGTGGCACGGTTATTTTCACGGTGCCGCCAGCTGCCGGTGCCGTGGTCTACATCACGCGGATGACTCCCCAAACCCAGCCGGCAACGTTCAATCCGGGCGATCCGCAGATGGCTGGTACGGTAGAGGAAGCTTATGACCGCCTATGCGTGCTTATCCAGGAACTCACGACCGGTATGATCGGTCTTTTGCCCGGGCCGCCAACCTCAGGGGTTCACAACCAAGGGGAGTGGTTCATCGTTACGCCGCCCGTGGCGGGGCAGCCGTTTATCTGGGCCTGTACGGTGAGCGGCAATCCTGGAACCTGGAACGCGATTCCGCTTGGTCTGTGAGGGAACTATCTATGTCGACCATCAGACTTATCTTCGCGCTTCTGGTAGTCGCGTTAACCGCGAGTATGGCGTTTGCTCAGTCGCCCTCGACGGTTCAGCAGAATGCCTTCAGCTATACGACGACTGGAACGATGTTCGCCAATCTCAGTCTTCAATGTGGCTCTGGCAATCAGGCACCAATACCACCAGGTTGCGCCAACCAGACCCCCGGAACGATTGTATATTGCAAAGACTGTAACGCTGGTGTGAATGGTGCCTGTGTTGGCGGAGGCACAGGTATTTTTGCCAAACGGCTCGCGAGTTCGTGGAAATGTGCCGATGTAAACGTAACAGCGGGCAGTGATATCACCAACTATCACGGCCCAGTGTCGATCATGGGAAATAACACCAATGGAAGCGACCGCGTAGGTAACATCAATGTGAACGGTGTATTGAACGTAATGACATTTGGCGCCGATTCAACTGGAGCTGTGGATTCTACAACGGCCATTCAGAATACGGTCAATGCGGCATGCCCTACGCCTTACAATGGCGGTCATCTTTGTACCGCGCCTATATTGTTTCCCCCCGGTAAATACACGGTGTCCCAGATGAATCTCACTAACCTGTGGGGATTGACCCTGGGCTCGCAATCTTCAGCATATGGTAATGGCAACGTTACAATTAATTGTAACGAAGCAACCAATAACACCGGCGTTTGTCTGGACATGTCGGGCGATTTCTATAACCACATGGATGGCCTATCAATCCAAGGAGTTTCAGGGCATTCCCCAAAAACTCTAGTTTTATTGGGGAAGACCACAGCGATTAATAGCCAAGGCTTTACCTGGCGAGCCGATACATTTTTGGTAACTACCGGCGACTGGGGTTTGTACAATTATGGGGGCGAAGTCTTTCACTGCATGGACTGCAATTTTAATGGCACACCAAACAAAGCTCTACTGATGATATCTGTGGCCAATACTCCAGGCATGAGCAGTCCTTTCACGACACTTGTTACGCCACCAACATCCATGACGGTAGTGTCCTTTGATGGAACTAGTGCCTGGGGCACCCAGAGTGGCACGCCTATTATGTTTGATACTGGTACTGGTATTCTTGGGCCTGTTCATCTCGCGGGCTACTGCAATTCACCCAGCGGTGTGCCTTGCATAACTGACTACAGCAGCGCGGACACTGGACAGATAGAACAATTATCGATTGGATCTCCTTTTCGGTACGAGCCACAAGGCACCGCTCCGAGTCCGCTGTTTGTTCTAAACTGGTCCAATATCAATGGCGCCACATTTCATGCTCAGTATGGTCCCACAGTGTCTACTTCTACTCCGGCTGTCTGGCTGAAAAACGGAGGGACATCCTCTACGATTAACGTACAACCCGCAGATGGACAGCCCAATTTCCCCAATCCGGTAATAGAATGTAGCCCAGGCGTTCTAGGTGTTACCATCCAGGACTATAATGCCACTGGTGGTGTCAATCAGATTAATAACTGTCCGGGAGCTACCGAGATTGGTCTGAACGGCATCATTACCGGCGGTCATATAGGGGCCAGAAATCCTGGTAATGGTGGGGCACCCACACTAAGCAATTGCGGTACGGGAGCGGTTTTTAGCGCGCAATCGACGGATAGCATAGGAGAAATCCAGACTGGTACCGGCGCCACTAATTGTACATTGAACTTCCATACACCCTTCGCGAATACGCCAGCTTGTGTGGCTACGGATAACGGGGTTAATCAGACAATATACCTGTCTAACCGTAGTCAAAACTCTGTGACGTTCAATGCTTCGGCTATGGCTTCAGAGTTCATCGATTATTTTTGCGGCGGAATGGGGGGAAACTGATGCTTTGGTTATTCCTCATTTTGTTATTGGTCTCGCCGGTCTATTCCGCGCAAATTCCTACCGTGGTAAAGGCGACGACTGTGCCTACGGCAATCCCAACGGTTGGTGTTCCATACTATCATCATCCACATCAGCCGACGCCCGTACCGACGCCAGCTAAATGAAGACTCTGCTCTTATTGTTATTGCTGGTTGGTACGGCTTGGGCGCAAACCGGACCCTGTAACGAGTTTACGATCGCTCCTTCGCCGACCTCCACGCAGATATGGACGGGTTGGGGTGGACCGCTGAACTATCTGCTAGTGCAAAACGTTTCCTCCGTATCCGCTGGGTGTGATGTGGTGTGCGCTCTGGGTACGCTGAACACCGTCACATTTCCCAATGGCACTTTGCTGTTGCCTCATGGTGGAGCTTGGCTCCCCCAGGCACCGATACCCGGAGTTGATTTGGCATGTTCAGCAAATGGCTGTACTGCACCTGTCAATGTCTGCTGGTGGTAGCTTGGGCTGGGATCGCGCACGCGCAGGGTGCGCTATCAGCCAACTTAGTTCCCGCGAGCGGAATGGCGCAGCCCCTAGACCCAAACAGCGTGCCACCGCTCGGTGGAGGGTCAGTCACCGATGCCATGTTGGCCAACTCCTACAGCGGCGTTGGCAATTGTACAGCGGGTCAATTTGTCACTGGACTAGTCCGTAATGCATCGCCCATTTGTGCCACTGCTACTGGACCGGCAGGTCCAACTGGGCCAGCTGGACCTACGGGTAGTCCTGGACCAACAGGCGCCACCGGACCGATTGGTCCCACGGGAGTTCCTGGGCCTACGGGCACGCAAGGAGCTACGGGACCGGCGGGCACGCAGGGTATTGCCGGACCTACGGGCGCGACAGGACCAATAGGTCCAACAGGCGTAGGTACGCAAGGTGCTACTGGACCAACAGGCCCTACAGGTGCGACAGGATCTACAGGTCCACAAGGCGTGGCTGGCCCAACTGGAGTAGCGGGTCCAATAGGACCAACCGGAACTCCAGGTCCAGCAGGTACACAAGGAGCCACAGGACCGGCAGGTCCAGCTCCTAATGGCGCGCCTCCGCAAATTGTAGGCTACAGCGGAACCAATACAGTCGAATCGGATACGGTCTCTGGTGGAGCTGGAAGCTGCGTGTTTACGCGGCCTTCGGCTGGCACCTATACGATGACCTGTTCTGGTTATGCGCCGCTGGCGAGTCCTACATTCACGGGCACAGTAACGATACCGACACTACTTCTGACCAGCGCGAATCCGACACAGTTATTTTTTAGTTCGGCAACCACGCCTACCGCTGCGTTTTCCTCGTCGGGCGGCCCAGGCTGGAGTCTTTCAGGCGGTGCTCATTACAACGGCACCAATTGGGTCGCGGACGCCACCACACCGACAGTCTATTCTGCAACTTCGAGCGGATATGGATGGTATCTCGATTCAGGCAAAACGGTGGGTAGTACCTACACCCCGACGGCACTAGCTGGTCTGACAACTTCGGGCTTGAGCTTGGATTCGGGTACCTACCAACTAAGCGGTGTGCAGATCGACTCCACCGCTTTATCTGACAGTATGGCGGCTCCGTTCACCCCACTTTTAGAGTTCGGAGGTTCGACTGCTGGAATCACCTATTCAACCCAAACCGCTTATATCGCTAAGTCGGGGAAGATGGCGACAGTCAACTTTTCGATAGCCCTTACCTCAGTTGGGACTGCTACAGGAGCGGCGGCAATATGCGGATTGCCTGCTGCGGCACCGTCCACTATGAGCCAAGGCGAATTTCCACTTATGTATTATGGAGGGCTTTCAGGGCTGACGGGGTTTTTAACCGCAGTTATAAACACTAGTCCCTATACTTGCTTTCAACTTAATACGGTTTCAGGATCTAGTGGTGGGGGCGCAGGTCTAAGCAATGCCAATTTCACCGCAACCTCAAGTATTCGAGGCACCTTTACTTACGTCACCAACTAGTTAGGTATTCACCTTGAATAGGAGATTTATATGGGAGGAGTAGTTCCAACATTGAGTACGGAAGCGCCTGATTCCACTGCCGTATTGCGATTCGACACGCGGGCGAGATTCCTGATCGGCCTGTTTATCATCGCGCAGTTTGTCTTGTTGGTCGGATATGTGGTCTTCAGTGGCCGGGAATTGCCGGACAGCCAGCTGATCCTGGGCGCTGAGATTGGCTTCGTGGTGACCGTGCTCAACTATTTTTTCGGCTCTTCGAGCGGGTCTGTTATGAAATCGGCATCTAAGGATGCGAAAGCTATCGGGCCATAGGAGAATTAGTCATGCCAGATGGAACCAATGGCGTGCATGAAGGATTAGCCGGCGCGAGCCAGTCGTTTCCGGCGGTCAGCGGGCATGCCGGTTATGCAACGATATACAACGACCCACAGGGCTACTTCCGCACCATCCAACCCGGTTTTAATGACGTGCTGTGCATTGCCCCCGGTTATTTCCCTCCCGGTTACCGGGTGCCCAACGGTGCGAAGGGCGGCGGTTATCCGGCCTCGGGATCGCAAGCCAAAGGAACCGAACCCATTCGCCTTCAGCCGCCAGTCAGCGGTATCAACCGAGTTCAATACTTGAGTCAGGTAAAGGTCCTCGTAAGGAACCCTGGCAGCGCTAGGGCGAACTTTTACGTCGGGCTCGGCGTGGTCAACGTGAACGGTCCGTCGAGGCCAATTTTTCCGTATCTCGGATACGCGCATGACTTGGGCGTGTGGGAAAACCAGATGGCACCTGAAAACCTCGGTCCCGGCGATGCGAGAACGGTAACAATGTTTAGAGTAGATACTTGCGACGATCAGATGGATGGAGGAATACAGGGCTGGCCGACTTGGGAGGTCACACCTGATCCTAAGACGCTGCTTTTCCCGGCGGTGGCGATCAATTTTGCCAACGTCGGTTCGGGTGCAATCGAAGTTGGAAACGTGTTTGCCGTGGGTGTGGTGCTCTGAGCGACAATCTGGAATT